AGTTTCGTCTGTCCGTAGACACGCAGTTTGCCACCAGTGTATGAACGTGGACTTGATAGTTGGATTACCATTGTAAGTTTACGTCTCTCGACTTGGTCTGCACCATTGTCAACGTGAGTGCCATAGAATTGACCGAAGCCATACTCAAGATACTGTAGCGTTTCCAGTTCTCCATCTAAGTTAAAGCCAAGAGTGCGATCGTTTACGTCATTGAACAGACGGTCGACCTTCTTATATAGCCAATCGTTCGGCCCATCTGATCTGATCCAACCAGCCTTACAGTTTCTTTGGAGTTTAGATACGAACCTACGGCCAGCGATGACAGACGCGTCATCGACAGAGACCTGATCACACAGTGCTTGGATTTGATCACACTCGTCTTCGTTAAATGCTGGGACTTGGAACCAGTTCTGTATGTGCATTAACACTTCCACCTTCTACGCGCCGCGCAGATGCGCTTCTTCGGCGTCTTGCTACATGAGATATTGTGCATCTTCATCTGTCCTGCTGACCGAGAACAATAAGATGTACGACGTTTACCACCAGAAGGTTGAGGTGCTTTGAGCTTTGAACCACATGCTTTGTTGTACTTGGCTCTGCCCTTGGCTGTAAGACCTGCGCCTTTTGATGCAGGCTTCTTCTCACCACGCCCGACAGACAGACTTACACTACAACGCTTTTTCTTTTTTGCCGCCATGGTTTTCTCCTACTTCTGGGTTAGTCCTTCTCTTTGTAAATATGCCAGATAATACTTGAGGAAGTCGTCCAGTCTGATCAGGCACAGACTTTCACCAGTCTTCATGCGCGACTTGCGATTGATGACTAGCGCACTGCTGTCTGATCTTGTTTTATCAATATTGGTTTCTGCTTGGCGTAAGGCATCGTGAAAGTTCAGACGCTCCACTCTCTTGGCCTCTACAAATAAGTCTGGTGTACCCAGTAAGTCTGCACCTCCAACCATGTTGACGTGTCCGCCACCCGATAAGGGTGCGCGGAAACTTTGCAGACCTGTATGTTCGTTAATGTATGCGGCAAGTTCACGTTCGTACTTGTCGCCCTTTGCTTTCATTCCTCTACCACTCAATCTTCATACCCCATATCTTTCCGACACGGCTTACAGAAGAACCAATTTTTCGGACGTTTCTTTGTGTCACCGCACGACATGCAGGGACGCGACCACTTTATTTCCTCAAAGTCTCGGCGAACTTGGTACTTAGCTCCATCAAATTCTTGAAGTCCTTCTCTGACGAGGATACGCTTCAGTGTGTCGACGCAACAACCAATACGGCGTGCCATCTCTGAGTAATTTGTATTTCTGTGGTTCTCTTGGAGCCAAGACAAATCCGCGTCACTAACGCGAACATTTCTTGGCATAAATTTCTCCTAACGGTCTGTATATGTATAGAATTTAATACGCAAAAAGAGAAATGTAAATATCTTTAGGTGTCTTTAACACAACTATTGACGTATGAGGCCGAGGATGGTATAACGTCAAGGCGTTGAGTTTGAAACGCCCCCACCGCAGGTGGGGCGTTTGACTAGAACGAGACAGACTTCTTCTACGAAGTTGAACTCGACGTTATACCACTTCTAGTGTTCTTCAATGAAAACAATAGGTTAGCCTTGACAGACGTCGACGAAAAAAAACGCAACAACCGTGAGAAATACCCCGAAGTTGCCGCGTTTGTAGATAAGGTTCGGGTATATTTCCCCGAAGCCAAGGTTATTTCTATTCGGAATTTATCACCCGAAGAGATGGAGACGCGGAAGAAGCAGGGGTATCAAGCTCAAGCCAATCGCGAACAAGGCGTAAGGGTCTTGCCAACTTCGTAGCAATATACTCTGGATCGTAACCATCCAATGCCATGTCTTTCGCACGTTGCTTAGTAGACCTGCTAGACACTACAACCTTTGCATCTGTTATATTGTGCGCCGCAAAGCCTACCCACTGGACACGGTCGTGCATGTCTGTCCACTCACGAACTTTGCCATAACGTATCTCCATAACCATATACAATCTATGCTCTGGCGGTAGCTTTGCTTGTAGCTGTGGCCAGATGGGGTGATCGTATGATCCATCAAAGATGCCTGCATTTTGTTTGGCTGTCTCTTCGTCTGCAAAGACTTGCGCCACTCTGATCTGTGTCTCCAGCACAGTAAGTTGGTTCGTTGATCCTGCTTCTCTACCCATGCCACCCTCAGACGGTTTGTTTGAATGGTGTACCATGATCACAGACAAGCCAGAGTTGCGGAGCTTTACCGCCAGCTTGTTAATCTTTGCCCACTCGTCTGCGGAGTTTTCGCCAAGACCGGGGTAGGCTGAACGGATGGTGTCGATCACGACAACGTCTGGCTTGGCGTATTCGATCCAGCCTTGCAATTCCATCAAGCCTTCACGTTGGTTGAGGTCGATCTCCTTATCATCAACGAATGGTGTCCAGATATTAAGTCTGTCTTGTGTGTCACCGTGCATCTGTCGCATCTCCATCAGACGCTTTGCAATGGTAGACATACCCATCTCGAAGTCGAGGTATAGAACTCGTGCAGGTCTACCGATTTCGAACGGGCCAAAGTATTTTCGACCCGCCGCCATGGAGGACATTGCATGCTGAACAAACATGGATTTACCGTGGCCCGAATAACCGAAGACCTGCACGATTGTATTACTCGGTAGCCACGGTTCGATCAAGTAACTTTTGGCGTCTGCTTGCGACAAAAGTTGTTCCGCGTCTTTCATCTGTATGAGCTTGCGGTCACGCTTTTCAGCCTGTTGTTCTGGGTGTACCATCGGCTTGAAGTTATAGTTGCCTTTGTCGTCAAATCTTTCTGGATGATTGCGACGTTCAGCTTGTTCCATTGATTGCACAGTCGCTTCGAACTCAGGCTCATCTAGCGCATCCGCAAAGAACTCATTCATGAACGCATGACCTCTGACGCGAAGGTCTGGGCCAAAGTAACCTTCAAGAATACTTTCTGATACATGACGCATGACGCGCTCGTTGCGTCCATTGCTCATGCCAGTTGGTATCTTGAGTGTATTAGGGAAGTGATCCCTTACATACTTGGCAGTGCGATCCCATTCACTGATGAACTCGTCTGGCTGTAGAGGTTGGACAGACGTCAAGTCTAATTCTTCAAAACTAAACTCTCCTTCTATCTTTTCATGCAAGGCTGGTTGCCAATCCTCCCACACAGGATATTCATCATAGTCAAGATATTGCGGATAGTCCCAATGGTAATGGTTTGATGGAGGTAGAAGGGCGTAGCTCCCGTCGCCTCTAAAATCTAGCCCGTCAATCTTAGGCCAGTCTGCACCACGGCTATTGACACCTGCACGAGGGCCACGTCTGACACCGTCTTTGGGGTGTTCGAAGTAAAGATGCACACCGCGCTTTGTCTTTACTCGTATTGGTGAGCGCATACCCGCATCGAACGCGGCATGTAGTGCGTCTTCGTTATCACAATCGACAACGACCAAGCCAGAGATTGCACCTGTTACGATAGCGATGTCGTAGTTTGGCCATTGACCCCACCATCCATTCACTTCGTCTTCAGTTGGCAATCTGTCTTGGTACTCTCTCCATTTTATTGCAGGTCTCTTCCCCTCTGGCTTGATTGGAATAATACTCCAACCTCTTTCCAGATATTCAAGAGCCGCGTCTAGTTTTGTCTTGGTCATAATCATCCTCTTCAAAGTATGTGTCTAAGTCTATTTCTGGTTTCTGGGATTTGATTTTCTCCAAGACGACACTGCTCATATACGCGCGATTGATCCAACCGTATGGGGCAGTCCTTACTACCCCTGCAATTTGGGCAACCGCTGACGCACCGCCAAGGTCATCAATCAACCTTTGGATATTCAGCTTCGCTTGCATAATAATCTTCCTTTTTTGTTTTCAGACTTGCGTCTTTGTATAATGTATAATACTCTTACGGTGTTTACAAGACACCAAACGATTAAGCTGGTGTTAGATTTACGGAGGTAACTATGAGTGAAGTAGACAGTTGGTCTGTGTTTGAAGACACAGCCGTAAGACCACAAGCCGCTGATATATCAGCAAATAAACTTGAGCCACTTGCCGAAGAGTACGCGCAACTCAAGTCACAAAGCGAAGTTATCGCAGAAAGAATAGGCCAACTCGAAAATGAGATTGCCTATTTATTCCCCGAAGAAGCAGGGGAAATCGCCCAGTCCACCACAAAGTTTGAGGTTATTGTCTCTCGATCTGAGCGTTGGTCATGGGACAAAGAAGCTCTGGAAAAACAATTTGGAGACCGAAGTCTGCCAGATCATGTGAAGCGTAGCCACTCTGTGGACAAGCGTAAATTTCAGAAGTTGCCACAGCATGAGCAAGAATTACTACGCTATGCACTAACCCGAAAACTGGACAGACCGAAAGTGAAGGTGATCCCAAATGTTTAAACCAATGTCGACGTCGGACGTGACAGAAAATGAACCGACAAAAACTCTACTATATGCACACCATGGGTATGGGAAGACTTACCAATGTCGCTACTATCAGAAGCGATTTGGCAAAGGCTTGATATTATCTGGTGAAGCAGGGCTAAAATCTATTGAAGATGTAGCTATTGATTACCTGCCATTCTCAAGTTGGGATGGCCAACAGGATCATGATAACGGCGTCTATTCGTTTCGTGGTCTCTGGTCATTCATTGCATCTCCAAAATTTAAAGAAGCTGGGTACAAATGGATCGCAATCGACAGCCTGACTGAGTTGTCTGAGCGTCTGATCGAGCATCTTGAGAAGCAACATGAGGGCAACAAGAACGCCTTCGCTATGTGGGGTGATTACAACCGCATGATGTTGGGTGCGCTCAAGGCTGTTCGTGACTTGCCAGTGCATGTGTACGTCACATGTCTGGCTAAAGAAGAGAAAGATGCAAACGATATGACGCATTACTGGCCGCTCGTTAAAGGCCAAGCGGTGTCGAAGCATGTGCCTGCGTTGTTTGACCATGTCCTTTGTGGCGTTCGGACGACAGAACCCAATGACCAAGGCAAACCAAAAGTTCAGCGGTACATTGTGACCGATGAAGTGTCTGGTTGGCATGGCAAGACGCGCGATCCGCGCAACCGTCTAAAGGCTTACGAAAAGTCTGATGATGTAACTGAGTTACTGGCACGGATGTCTGCGCCAGAAGAAGAAACAGCACCTAAAGGAGAAAGTAAATGAGTGACTGGAATGGATTTGGGTCTTTAGACCTATCAAGCGTAGAAGCTGGCGGTGGAAGCACGCGTCTGCAACCCGGAACGTACACGGTAAAATGTACAGAAGCCAAGGTCGAAGCCATTGGTAGCACATCAAACAAGAAGTTGGTTGCAGACTTCGTAGACGCGGCTGGTACTGGTGACATTCGTATGAACTTCAATATCGTTCACAGCAATTCACAGGCACAAGAGATTGGCATGCGTCAGTTGAAGTCTTTCTTGGTTGCTGGCAATCACCCTAATCCAGACAAGCCGGGAGATGTTGGCACTCTGAAAAACCTTGAGTGCAAAATCATTGTTGGCATGGGTAAACCTTGGATTAATCGTGACAACGTCGAAGTAACAACAAGTGAGATCAAGAAGTTTATGGCTACGAATGAGCAAGCCTCAACTCCTAATGCATCTGCACAGGCACCCGCAAAGGACTTGGACGACGAAATCCCGTTTTAATAATAATAAGGGGGGCGAAACGCCCCCCAAACTTGAGGTAGGTTATGAGCATAAAAGCTACGGAAGTTGTTATTAAAATTGACGACGGATATGATAAACAAACAGAAGGCAGAGCCAGAGAATATATTGGGGCTTCGGGCGTCGGACATCCCTGTGACGCATACCAAGCATACAGTATGCG